TTTGCAAGGGATGGACAGTCATTTAGACGATGCAATTAAAGCACTTATCCGCGAGGAAGAAGGTTTTGATGAAGCAGAAGAAGATGACGATTATTTGGAAGACGAGGACTATTAATGTGGTATAACAGGGTAAGTAAGGACATTGCAGAATTACCTGCTTGCCTTGAATACTATTATGACGAGTTGGCTCTAGCACAGAAAGAGTGTAAGATTTACGGTAATATTGAAAAAAGCTCTGCTCAACTGCCTGGTATTGTTGAGCAGAGATTTAATCAACTACAAGAGATTGAAGCAATATTAGAATATCTAAATATTGAATTGAGACGCCTTCGTAGTAAAACATTCCGTAAATATTTAGAAAACTATCAACGTGCTTTGAGCAGTCGTGATGTTGAAAAATATGTTGACGGAGAAGCAGACGTAGTTGACTTTGAAAAATTGATCAACGAGTTTGCTTTGATCCGAAACAAGTGGCTAGGCATTATTAAAGGCTTGGACATCAAACAATGGCAGATGAGTAACATTATCAAGTTACGCACAGCTGGCATGGAAGACATTAGTATATGACACGCAAAGTATATATTGGCGACACTGGCGGAGATGTTGACCGTTGTATGTCGGATATTAAACGCACAAGCGAAGATAGAATACATTTTCAAATTATTAATAAAGACGATTTGCTTGAACACGGGCTCAGTGCCGTTGCTCAAAACAATTTATTGATGTATTTTGTTCCTTACCTAAATTCTTACCAAGGTTTGGCATTATATGTTGAAAGTTCGTTTTCACCAAAATTTGATGTAGACCTTTTCTTCAATCACAAAGTTATGAAGGAAATTTCTTCTCCTGTCATTTACTTTTTGAGACATAACGTTTGGCTTTTTGACTGCAACGACCCAACGTTAAAAACATTGAATCCAGTAACACTCAATAATACTGATATTCTCACAATTGAACGCAATTTGACAGTTATCGTTGTTGAAGATATTTGACTTTCTCACAATTGTAGCGTACAATATAAAGTATGAAACATATTGAAGATTACGTCTCACACTTTACTTCTTATTCTATTCGTCTAAGTGACTTTGATCAAAAGATCGCACTTAGTTTGGGCGAACAATGTCTTGATAACAAGCCGTTTACTAGTAAACAGGCAGATATTGCTATCAGACTACTTAGAAAATATAAAGGTCAATTTGTTTCGCAAGGTCACACTGGCATTATTGAAATGTTAGACAGTCCAATTTTTAAACATTCATTTAGAATTGTGGACACACAAAAATTAGTGTACGTTGATCACGTTGCCAAGAAATTTAAGCTCAAATTCCCGTTTGACCAAGATTTAGTGACAAAAATTCGTGGTCTTAATACTAGAAAAAGTATGTTTAAATCTGAATGGGACGCTGATGCAAAACAGTGGACAATGGATTTGAATGAAGAATGTTTAAAATTTATTATTGATTATTTGCTTGATAAGAATTTTGAAGTAAGTGAAGAAATTCAGCAATTTATTGAAAAATACCAAGAAATTACGGAAGATTTTGAAAAGTATATACCAATGCTAGTAAAAGAAAATGACACATATTTTTTTAAAAATATGAAAACTGATTTTTCTACAACTGAGTTAATGCCTGCATTAGTACAAAGTGCAAAGTTAGCAGTACATGTTTTTGATGACCAAATTTCTGAAGAAATTGCGGTTTTGACCCACCAAAATCCACTTGCAAAAGTTTTTACAAAACAAGAAAGTCAAAATTTCCAACTGAGTAAAAATGATTACACTCGTACTTCACTAATCAAATTTGCTAAAGACATGGACTGCCTTACTGCAATATTTTTAGATGAAAGTGCAACGTCTGATACCATGCAAATGTGGGTAGAAGCCCTAAAATCTGCCGAAATTGACCTTGACGAAGTTGGTGTGTTTTGTAGACGTAAGAACGACACTGACGGAATTAAATTCAATACTGTGGTCAAAGAGTACGGACTAAACAAGTCGCCAACTGACAATGTCAAGTGGGTGTTTTTGATGACAAAATATCCAAAAAGTTTGATTAAAGCGGACAAAATAGCCGATGTGTGTTTATTTGACAACAAGTATGTCAACGCACATCACACTGTAAAAAGTATTGTAAAAAATTCTGTGTTTAACTTTTTACACAATGAACACATGACAAGAGGAGATGAATTTGTCGTCTTGTAAAATCATCCTAAAGGATGAAGTAAACGTAAAAATCGAAGGTTTAGACTTAGATACACGTAAAAAATTAGTAAGCAAATTTAAGTACGAATTGCCTTATGCAAGACACATGCCTGCATTTAAGTTAGGGCGTTGGGATGGCACAGTTAGCTTTTTTGGTTTAGGTGGCACAACTTATCTTAGTATGTTGGATCGTGTCTTGCCTATTATTGAGCAAGAAAAGTACGAAATTGAATTAGTTGATTTACGTAATCCAATTAAGCTAGAGTTTGACAAAGTAACTGAAAGTTATTGGGCAGACAAAGGTAAGACATGGCCAAAAGGTCACGTACATGAAGGTCAACCAATCATGTTGCGTGATTATCAACCAGACGCAATTAACCGTTATTTTGAGAATCCACAGAGTTTGCAAGAGCTTGCAACTGGTGCTGGTAAAACAATTATGACGGCAACAATGAGTCACATGTGTGAAAAATATGGTCGCACGTTGGTCATTGTTCCTAACAAAGGTCTTGTTGAACAAACAGAAGAAGATTACATTAACGTTGGATTAGATGTTGGTGTTTATTATGGTGATCGTAAAGATTTGAATAAGACACATACTATTTGTACTTGGCAGTCACTTAACATCCTTGAGAAAAAAGGAAAAGATTTTGAAGAAGCTATGACGTTAATGGAATTCATTGACGGCGTAGTTTGTATCATTGTTGACGAAGTACACATGGCAAAAGCAGATGTGTTAAAGAATTTATTGACAGGTGCGTTTGCACATTGTCCAATACGTTGGGGACTTACTGGAACAGTTCCAAAAGCACATTACGAATTAGAAGGTATTGTTGCTAGTTTAGGCCCGGTCGTAGGCGGTATTGCGGCACACGAATTACAGGAAGCAGGTCACTTGGCCAACTGTCACGTAAATGTGATACAGACGCAGGAGTGGAAAGAATTTGGTGGTTACGCAGAAGAATTAAAGTATCTAGTAACTGACGAGGATAGGATGAAACATGTTTCATCTATGATTAAGTCTATCAGTGAAAGTGGTAACACGCTTGTATTAGTTGACCGTATTGAATGTGGAAGACAGCTACAAGAGAATTTAGAAGGCAGCGTATTCGTCAATGGTACAGTGAAAACAAAAGACAGGAAAACTGAATATGATGAAGTACGTACAAGTGATGATAAGATTATTGTGGCGACTTATGGTGTGGCCGCTGTGGGGCTTAATATTCCTCGCATCTTTAATTTGGTTCTTATTGAACCCGGAAAGAGCTTTGTCCGCGTTATCCAATCTATTGGACGTGGTATTAGAAAAGCAGAAGACAAAGACTTCGTCCAAATCTGGGATATGACTGCCAGTACCAAATATGCCAAGCGCCATTTAACGGAGCGTAAAAAGTTTTATAAAGAAGCAAAATATCCGTTTACAATAGATAAGGTAAAATACTAATGCAAATATTAACTCTAAAAGATGAGACATTCTATTTGAATGATCTCCCGGAGGAAGTGGATGAAGACTGTAGATTCGCTGTACTAGATAACAGTAATCCAAATGATCCCGACTACTTTTTCCAACCTCTAATATTCTTAGAGTCATTTACATGTCCGGCGGCAGTACTACAAATTGGACCGTGGCAAGTACAAATGCCACTTGATTGGTGTATGATTGTTGGAGACCCAGAAAGTACAGGCGACATGGAAGTATTGCCACTTACCAGTTTAAATGATCGAGGCTTTAGTGCTTACACGTTTAATCCAATTAGCAGTTTTAAACCACAATTTTATCCAGTAGATATTGTTAATGTTTACCAAGATGTTAAGTGGTATTTTCCAAAGATGCGTTTGGGGCAATTGCTAGCAACACCGTTACATAGCGGTCCTGAACCTGTTTGTGCTTACTTTGTTAAAGAAGTTAGTCGTCAAAGTGAGCTTGTAGATTATTCCAAGTGTTGGTGATAGGATGGGCAAATTGCGACCAGGTGCAACATACACATACGAAGAAGAAAATGGCGTAACATTCGCCATTGACGAAGAAACTGGTGAAAGTCGTATTACCGGTTGGAAGTACGACCCACGTACATCAGATGGTCGTCCATTAATTGAACATATTAGAGACGACAAGTTATGGGGTGCAATCAGACGTGCGGCTCGAACAAATCCGGCATTGCGAAATGCACTGGATCAGTGTATATTAATATATAACTTGAGTAAACAAAATGGCACTTGATATTAAAAGAGAACTAGCCGCAGTTGATTTACGTAACAAAGACTTTTACGATAATCTAACTGAAGCAGAACAAAAAGAATTTAGTCCATACGTGCTAATGAGATTTACTAGCAACGTAAAAGGTAATCAACAGTTACAAGAATGGTTTGTTGAAATGACAAACGAACTAGTTAACAAACATCACTTTTTACTTGCTAAGAATCACAAAGCATTGTTGTGGAAACTGTATGCCTGTACTGGTGTAGGTGAAAAATACTATCACGAATACTTGGCAGCAGGTAAGAAACAAAAAGCAGTAAAAATTGAAAAATTACTAGCTGAACTACATCCTGCTTGGAAGATGGCAGATGTTCAGCTACAAGCGAGTTTAATGGATAAAAATGACATCAAAGATTTGTTTGACAAGTTGGGGTTCGACAAAAAGCAACGCAAAGAGTATGAGTAAGTATTTCTTAACACCAATGTCTGCAACTGACACGCAATTGCTTGTTGGGTCAAATTTTATAAAAAATTTCCAAAAAGAAATGGATGAATATCTAGCACCATATCGTAAAAATGTTAAACGAGGTCGCCCGTTGAGTATGGGAAAAGAGTTGTGGGAATATGCCGTAGCAGATAGCATTGTTGGCGGTGAATGGTGCGGTGCCGGAAAAGGTATTGCAGATGTGAGTATTGGTACTGATATTAGATGTGACGTCAAAAGCATACAACAAAGTGGCAAGACAACAACTGAAGCAAGTATGTTTCAGCCATTATCAGAAAATGCAATTGCTTCCAAACATTTCAAAGACAAAAATTCAAATGGTCTATGGAATGTGTATGTTGATGGGTGGTTGAAAAAAGTTAAGTCAGTAAAAGAATATTATTTGCTATTCATTATTAGAGACAAAGTGACACTGAATTGCCGACTAGGTGCGTTTAAAGTCACTAATAATACTGCGACTTATAATGAAGATGAATGCAAGTTTTTAACAGCATCAATGCAGATTGAAACATTGGCTGATCCTGAATTGGTTGAGATTAAGGTCTACAACAGCAAAACAAGATTAGAAATAAAAGTGAGAGAGAAATTTTTTGATGACCCAAAGCATTGCTACCAAATCTATCAGTTTGACCAGTTGGGGTCAAACAAACAAAAAGACAATGAGTAACTATACGTGTGTTCACTGTGGCAAAAGTTATACTAAGGAAGCAACCTTAGTAGCGCACATGTGTGAACAGAAACGTAGAGCACTACAACAAAATGAAAAACGTGTACAAGCGGGGTACATGACATATAATCGATTCTATCGACTAACACAAGCCGCTAAGAAAGATAAAACATATGAAGATTTTTGCAAGAGCCCGTATTATAATGCGTTCGTCAAGTTTGGTTCTTTTGTTAACAATGTCAATCCTCTTTAC